GATACAGCCTTCCTAGATATGATAGCATCGTGATTACCAATACATACTCTAGCGTTTGGGAACGCTTCGTGCCAAGGTTTTAATTGATTTATTGCTCTGTCTAATTCTTCTCCTGCACCAAATCCGTCAGGATGTGTTTCGTGAAACGAGCTAAAATGCGAATCTACGCAGTCGCCAATAAATATTACATCATTGCAATTATTTTTATTGTAAACGTCAATACAATGCTCTAGGTAAGATTCTCCATCGTTACATTGACCTTTTATCCAAGGTGCGTGTAAATCTCCAACGATAAGTACGTTGCGAGTTTCTTGTTTTCGCATCTTTTGTATTGTTTCGTACTCTGATTCTGTAAGTCTTGGTCTAAATTGTTTCATAATTCCGCAATATAATAAAAAAAAACTACAAAAAAAAATGGAGTGTCGTTAAACACCCCATTAAAACAATTATCAAAAACACAATCCAACCTTGAGATGGTTGGCGATTAAACAAAATCGAATACTAATATACTCAAAAAATGTTTAGTTGCAAATTATTTCTTGACTTTCTCGTATGACCTTCCACCAAAGTATGCACCAAAGCAAGTAATGGCTAGTATTTGCCATAGGTCAATCCAAGAATCTTTAATATCCATATCTACAAATCCAAAGTCTACTAATGTAAATGTAGTTAACACAATCATCAGGAAGGCTAGTGTAAGAGGTCTTATAGACTTTGTAAGCCAATTACCCTGCATATCCGCTTCCCAACGCTTAGTTACCTCAACCTGCATCTTAGCTTCGTAAGACTTTATCATATCCTCAAACTTATGTTTAAGTTCTTCTTTTTCTTCTTTTGATGTATGCAATTCATCGACTATACCGCCAACAGACTCTACTAACTCTTTTGCACCACTACTAAAAATTGTTCCTAAAATACTCATATCTTTATCTTTATCTTTATCTTTATCTTTAACCTTAGCTTTATCTTTAGCTTTATTATGTAGGGTATAAACTACCCTTTGTGAACCCTTTGGCAAGGGTTAGCCATCTATGAAATCATTTATGTGCTTATACTCTATAAAAACTTTTTCTTTTTTTTGCAAAGCACTTAAAATTGGCGGGTAAATTCTTTTGTATGCTTGTGAAGACTTGCCTATGAAACCATTGGAAATTAATCCGTTGTTTTCTTGGTTGTCGCCAACAAGTAAGCACCCCGCAGTATGCTCATCAGTATTTCCGCAATGGATAAGAATATGCTCAAAATTAGGAACATCAACGATATGAAGCATACCATCGTGTATATCAGAAAACCTTTCGCTATATTTTTTATGAAATCCACCTTCTTTTCTTAATTTAATTTCGTAGCATCCGTAAGGTATCATTGTTTCGCCTTTTACCTTTACAGCCCTGTATTCGTCTTCTAAAGTGTAACACATAAAGTCGTAGCCTGTTGAGGTTTTAGCATCAACATACCATTAGTTACCTTTACAGCCCTGTATTCGTCTTCTAAAGTGTAACACATAAAGTCGTAGCCTGTTGAGGTTTTTAGCATCAACATACCATTAGTGCTATCGTTAGAAAGATTGTATCTTAAAACAACTAATTCCATTATCAATTACAATTTATTTTTTTTTGTCTTTTATAAACTCTAAAATAATATTTAGCTTTTCTTTAACTTCGTTCATTTGACTGTGAAGTGCTTCGTGTCTTTTCTCAAAACCTACTTTAACTTCTTTGATACTGAAAAATGTAAATTGATATAAAGCGTATAAAGAACCTATTAATAAAACCATAGATAGTCCATACTGTTGTATTAATTGTAGTACCTGTTCCATTGTTTCTTTGTTTAGTTATTTTTAACTACCGCAGTTCTCACAGTCTTCTTGATTCTCGATATTGCAAGTAGGTTGTTCTTCTTCTTCTAACACCTCTAGCCAAGCATCAAAACCGTTGCCGACAGCAGTTTCAGCAGTTTCAACAGCTTTTTGGCAGTTACATTCTTTTAAATTTTTATCGCAATTACAATCCATTTTTTTTATAAAATTTTATTTTTTTAAATTTTTGCAAGAATTTAACTTTGCCAACTCTATTTTTAATTCATTAATAGTGTCTTCACACTCATTAATAACTTTAATCTTTTTTTCTAGTCTTTGTTCAAGAACCAATATATCTTCTCCTAGTTGACCTATTTGAGAATAAGCTATACCCATAGTGAATATAATACCGATAACCCATATAATATTACCTATACTTAATGTAAAGTCTTTTTGTATCATTTATTTTCCGAAAAACAAACTTGCTAGTGCTGTTAAAACAATTACATATAAAGACCACATAGCCCTGCTAATCATTTTTCTAGCNTGAGTATTTTGATTTACACGAGAAACTACACCAACATCAGGATCAAGTAGCTTCTTAGTTAGGTTATCTAACTTGGCATCCACCCCCCCTAGTTTATCTTCCATTGAATCCATTTTCTGCTTCATTAATGCTATTTCTTGTGCTGTTGATGCCATTACAATCCGTGTCTTTTCATTATGTCTTGCTGTACTGAAGTTAATTCAGCAGCGTTAAGCTCTCTATCGAATACAACAACTTCGTTTATAAAACCTTCTGTTTCTAAAGATGTTGAAACAAATCCTAAACTATTTAAAAGCAAAGTAGATGTGCTATCGCTGTCGTTTGCTGTTCCTGTTATTTTTGTTAAGTTGCTGTAAATTTCAACATTGTTTGTTGCAGCAGCAGAACCCCTAGTAATTCCAAACAAAAACTTTGCAGTTGGTAAATTTTCACTTAATCCTTCTGCATCAAGAGTTACAGCACCACCACTTCCACCGCTTGATTTTAAAAAAACTCTATTGTCAGTTCCCCCCTGATTAAGTCTAATATTATTAGCTGCATCTCCATTTTTTCCTATAACGGTTTCATTAGTAGGATTTGCATTTTCTAAATCCAAAACCATAAATATAGTAAAGGTAGTAAGGGTAATCAAAGAAGTTAAATCTAATCTATCAGAGTTAGTTCCGCTTGCAGCACCATCAAACTCAAGCGTATTTCCACTTACCGTAGGCTGCCTAGCATCTGTGCTTTGTGTTGCGTGATTATTATTACCACTTGTATCAAGCCATTTAACATCAGTATCTCCATCACTATCAATATCAGGAATAGTAATATTCTGTTGCTCTAAAAATAATTGTAAACCAAGCATATCTTTTATACTTGTATTCTTATTTCCTATTGATAATCCTAGTCCTAACATATTAGTCTGTATATACTATTTCTAATGTTCCGTTAAATCTTGCAACAGTTGCATCTGTGTCTCCTGCCGATATGGTTACTATAATAACATCTCCCGCAGCAAAAGAAGCAGAAGAACCCATAGAACCCGCCTCAAATATATCTACGTTTGTATTACCACCACCTGTTTCGGTAGCAGTAGCACCTAATTGAGTTAAGTCAATAGCAGCAGCACTTGCATCAACGGGAGTACCCTTATATACTTTAAGGTTTATAGTCTTTCCCGAAGTACAAGCTATTACACCTTCAAAAGCATTAACAAATCCTGCTCTAGTGCAGTAAAGTTGTGCTTGTGCAACAGCATCTTGTGCATCAGCAGTAGCATCAGTAACAACAGTGTCCCAACTATGAGTTACACCACCCGCATAGGTAGGTGCGTGTTCTGCTGTTGAACTTTTACTAAAGTGTCCTGCAACCCTAATGTGCTGCATACGTCTAAAGTTGTCGTCAACCCAAGCTAAAGCATTGCTTCCGTTCTTTACTAAAACCGTATTAGCAGATGCCGAACTAAAGTCTTTTGGAACGTGAAGTTGAGCATTGTCTAAAGCACTATGTTCGTTACTTGCCATATTATATACTTGCTATTAAAATTTCTACATCTACATCTTCAGAAAGAGAATCAACTAAAATGCTCTCCAAGTCAACTAATGATGTTACAATAGTTGCGTTTGCATCACTTAAACCTATACCATCGTGAATAGTATGCAGTATAAAACTTTGACCCGCACTTACTAAATGAGTTGTAGACATATTAGCTGTTCCGTTTTCAGAACCTGAAACTTGCAAGGATAGGTTGATAGGATTTGTGTCGTCTAAATTAGTTACTCTTATGTATTTAACATTTTGAGTGTCAAGAGCATTGTCCCCATCATATATATCTGTTTTAAAGGTAGCTATCGTACAGTCGTTATCATCTTGTACACGAACTATTCTTTTGTAAACCTCTTTAATAGATGGTATTGACAATTCTTTAGTACCACCATAATTTGCACCACCTAAAGAGATAGATTCAGTTATAGTTACCGTCATTGTAGCTGCTGTTACTGTACTTGCCATATCTTACTTATTTGAATATCCTATGCAGATTCCACTTGTTAGTGTAATTGCTGTTACTACTCCTATGAATAATGTTGTTCCCGCAGGAAGTGTAGTTTGTAAAGCAGCTTCTCCCGTAGAATCAGAAGTAGCAATACTAGCTACAACACTTGCAACAGGAAAGTGCAAACAGTAAAAACTTTTTGAGGTTTGTGCAGCAGTTGTAAAAATCTCTACATCTTGACCTATTGTATGACCAATCATTCTCGAAAGAACAGTATTGTCTTGTATTTGTTGTGCCATTTTATATATTTTTATTTATTTCTATCGTATGCCCAATTCTTTAAAGCAATGTAATTCTTTGAGTAAGGGCAGTCTTTACTCACGTTTTTGCCTTGTTTTTGTTTTCTTGCTCTTGCTATATATGCAATAGCTTTCCTAGCTTCTGTTGCGTTAGCAGAAGTCCAATCAGCTTTCTTTTTAGAAAGTAATGTTAGATTCCTGTTTATTGCTGTCCTTCCTATACTAGCCTTTTTACTACACTCAGTTTCAGACCATCTCTTTAACTCAGAGTAACTCATATTTACAGAAGCCTTGTACTCCTTAAATGTTTCGTCTATTTCTTCTTGAGTAAAGTTGTAAGGCTCAGGGTGTTCCCTTCCACACATCCAATTACCATCAGGCATCTCGTGTTCATATCCGTCAGGACAGTCATCATTCTTCCTTACAGCGTTTTTAAATAGTCTGTTTATGTAGTATTTTACTAAATCCATTAATAGAATATTATTCCGTTTAACTTACTAGCTATGTCTTGGTCAGGCATAGAGCTATCTCCATCCGTTCCATATAAAGGAAACTGATTTACTTGGTCTTCGTGAGTAATGTATGCAATCATATCATCAAGAAAAACTTTTGCCTTTCTATAAGTATCGCTTTTCATCTGATTGAATTGCTCAACATTTGCAGGACTACTAAACTCAGATACATTAACAACTAAACCTGCTGAGGTAGTGTTGTATTGTATTTCATTCATAACCTCAAACCTTACAAACCAATATAAAGCAGGTTTTAAAAAGTCAGTTACAAGTGTCTGATTAACAGCAGATAGAGTTCCTCCCGTATGATTTTGAGTTTTTAATTGCTCGTAAAAATCTAATCCAAGCTCAGGCTTAATATGTGCAAGTTCAGCAATATCTAAAATACTATCAGATATTAATGCTGTGTCAGTAGCTTGATTAGTAAAAGCGTTTGCTATTACTTCTGAAGCTGTTACAAAATTGTTGTACTGTCTTACGTTTGCCATATTAGTTGTTTGTGTTACTTCGTTCTACTCTTATTGTCTGTCTGTCTGAAATCAATAACTCTCCGTCTTCAATCTCAGGTAAATCTTTGTTAAGCATTGCTCTTTGCTCGTTAATAGTAAGAACTTGCTTAGGGTCAATATCAGCTAAGAATGAGATAGGTGGTTCGTAAACCACAACTAAATCATCTGTATCAATACCAACCTCTGCGTTTATAATTCTTTTAATAGGCTCTAGTAGAATGTTTGTTGTATCTCTAATAACCGTACTCATTGCTAAATCATAAGCAATTCTAATCTCGCTACCTGTATTATTCATCTTACCCGATGAAACAATACCACTCAAAGCAGGTTGCCATCTATGAGCAGTAATTATATTTTGGTCTGTTAATTTCTGTAAATCTAAGAAATCTCCATCCTCTTTTTTATTTATAATCTGAACATCTGTGCTGTTAGCATCATCTCCGTTCTTTACTAAGAAAAGTATCTTAGAGTTGTTACCACTACCTGTAAGAGTATCTTTGGCAGTTTCAACAAACTTCTCTGCTTCTGCTTCGCCAAAATCCCCATTAACGGTAACAATAGCGGAAGGACTAAATCCATTCTTAAATGCTGTGTGATTATATTTACCTATTTCAAAATCTATTGCTATGTGTTCTAAAGCAGCTACATAGTCAGGAAGTCCGTAAAAGTTAAATGTACTTTCGTAATCCTTATAGTGTATTATAAACCTACTTTGTGATATAGTAGGATAAACAGGTATTCTTTGTGTTTTTTCTTTGTTACGCTTATAATTAGACCAATCAGGGTTAAAATAAACGTGCTTTTTATTTTTAGACAATCTTGCAGTAGATGCGTCTTTGTGATAGAAGTTTACACCACCATCGTAAACAACGCCTTCTAAGAAAGCATTACCATAAGTGTAGTAATCATCTGCCAACTTCTTAAAACAGTCCTTTAAACTCTCTCCATTAGCGTTTACGCTTTCAATAAAGTCCTTTAACTGTTCGTTTGACGTAGAAAAACCTCCACCTGTTGTGAAAGTTGTTTTCTGTGCTAGAACAGACCTGTGAGTTGAGGATTGTCTTTTTAATTCAGCAAGATATTGAGGAAACAAATTATCTTTTCCAAAAGGCATCCAATCTTCTCTTAACCTGTCTAGGTCTTTTACCTCACTAGAAACTTGAGGTGTAGAAAGATTAACAAAAGCGTACTTAGCACCAAAACTACTCTTTATCTGAGGCTTTGTTTTTTGCTTTTTTTGCTTTTGAGTTTGATTTTTTTGATTCTGCATTTTCTTCTTTTGTTACAAAATTAGTATATCCTAATTCGTGAACCTTTTTAAGTTCTTCTTGAGTTGCTTTAGACCAACTAACTTTAAAACCATTAAAGAATGTTGTCCCCTTATTTAATTTGGATTTATACATAGTTCAAATATAATAAAAAGAAGGGGAATGGCAAATTGCTTCGCCAAACCCATTACTTTTTAATTAATTATTATGATAGTGTTGCAGTTCCTGCGTTAGTATCAAGTGTGATAGTGTTAGAACATACTCTTGGAAGTTCTCCTGATTGTGC